CGGGTTATGATTCCTATGCAATTGATCAGGGCTTTACTTTAGAAGCGACAGAAGCGTCGAACGAGATAAACTTGCGCAAGGCGGCAAAATTTCTTGATCGCAAGTATATGTTTATCGGCTCGCAGCAATACCAGTTTCAGCAACTAGCATGGCCGCGTTTGGTTAATGACCTTGTAAACGACTGGCCGGTAAACCCTGACTCAATTCCCCAAAAGATTATTTATGCGCAGTTTGAAGTGGCATACATTTTGCAGGGCGGCATCGAGCCGTTTGCAACGATTGTAAACAGCAGCACAAGCGAAAGCATCAAGGTCGGTCCAATCACAATTGACAGCGAGACATTGCCGACTGGCAAGCCCCGCATTGTTGCAGTTGATGGCTTGCTGCTTGGGTACATCCGGGGCGGTCCCGGCATGGTCAGCATGAGGCGCGGCTAATGGCTACCATTGCAAGCCACGTCACAGCGGCGTTTGCCAAGCTGGCAGCTAAACAGCCTGACGCAATCCAGACAGGGACCATTCAGCAACCGACGCCACAGGCATCTGGCGGCGGGCCTTCAGACCCAACAGGCGGCACTGCGGGCGTTACACCTGCGCCGGTGTCTGTGCGCATGGCGGTCTTTGAGATTGCCGAGCGGCGCATAGACGGCACCAACATCCGAGCCGGTGACTTCCAAGTAATTGTAGAGCCTGCATCAATCGAGGTCACGCTTAACGACAAAGTAATTTGCGACCGTGGCACACTGACAATCAAAATTCTTGGCCGCGTGGCATCGGGTGGGCAGACCGCGCTTTATGACATGGTGTGCAGAGGATAAATTTAAGTGGGTAGATTTGAGGACGACATAAACAAGTTTCAGCGCAAGACGGCTGACAAGATGGACCAGATTGTCCGCAAAGTTGCTTTGGAGCTATTCGCGCGCATAATTTACAAAACGCCGGTTGACACCGGGCGGGCGCGTTCAAATTGGCAAGTTTCCATCGGAACGCCTGCGGCTGGTACGGTCGAAATTGACGACAAAAGCGGCAAAGCCACAGTATCCCAAGCAACGGCAAAAAGCGCAGGTTTTAAGGCGGGTGACACAATTTATCTTGCCAACAATCTGCCGTACATCCGCAGGCTTGAAGAGGGCGGTTATGGCGAAGGGCCAAAAACTGTTGGCGGATTTTCCCGGCAAGCCCCACAAGGCATGGTTACGCTAACTGTTCAAGAGTTTTCGGCGGTTGTTAAGCAAATTGGTTTGGAGATTCGCAGGCAATGAGTGACATTGATAGCAATATCACGCAGGCGCTAAATGTGCAGGCCGAGGTTATGATTGCCGGGCTTGGTTACACGGCGATATGGCCACGCAAGGGCGGGGACAAGCCCGCAGGCGAACACCTGACCATACAGCACTTGCGAAACGATGACGTGCCGCTGGGCTTGTCGGATCAAGTTTACACGCGCCAAGGCTTTTTGATTGTTAACTTGGTTTCTACGCTGGACGGTTACGACATTGTCACCCGCAAGCAGGCCGGTGCAATTTCTGATTATTTCACGCGGGCGCAAATTCTGGAAGCCAACGGGACAAAGGTCACAATCGTTGGCACCACCATTCGCAGCGGTCGCGAAGAGGGGCAGCGTTGGGAAACACCCATTTACATAGAGTATCGGAGCCTATCGTGAAAAAGTAATACACACCAAGAATTACAAATGACGCAGTGACGGACAAACCGCAGGCGGCACGCTATCCAATGGGCTTGCGCCTAAATGTTTCTGTCGGTGGGGTGGTTGTTATCATCCATCCTCCTTCAGTTTTGCAGGGCTTTAAAGACGGGTCAGATTGGCGCGTTCCGGTGCGCGCGGAATACGAAGCCTCTGCATGAGTGCCTTGCTTGCTGGGCTGGCCGATGGCCAAAAGCAGGCGCAAAACTTAACTGTGGCCAAGGCCACACAGCCGAAAGGGCAAAGAAATGAGCACGTCGTATATTGGCTCAAAGGTCTCAATGGTCGCGGGTTCTCCTGCAACTTTTAATGAGGCCGGATACAAAGCACAGGTTCACGTCGAAATCAAAGGCATCGTCGATGTTGGCGAAGTCGGTGACACGCAAAACGACATCACAATTGATACGTTGATCGGGCGCGTTGAGCATGTGAACGGTTCGTCTGATCTGGGCGAAATTGCTGTCAGCTACGGCTTTATCAGTGATGACGCGGGCCAGATTCTAGTCCGTGCATCCGCTGGCACCAACACCGCGCAGTCGTTCAAGATCGAAGACGCTGACGGCAAGTTGGCGTTCTTTATGGGCGTTGTCGCAAACGTCCGCGACCGGGCGCGTTCGTCTTCTGAATACAAGGGCGAAACCTTTGTGATCCGTGGCAACAGCGCAGTTGTTCGCGGAACCGTCACAGCGTAATCTGTCGAGCGACAGTAGGGCAGGGGCGGCTTGTGGCTTGTCGTCCCTGCCCATTAAGCCACACAAGCCACATAGGATAGACAAGTGGACTTCACCAAATTTGACAGCCGCGCAGCCGCAGAACAGGGCCGCGACCTTCACCTGCAAAACCCAGCAACGGCAGAGCCAATCTTTGACGGCGACAAGCCTTGCATCGTGGTTGTTCGTGGAACTGAAAGCCGTGAGGCGCAGGCAGCGCTTGCCAAAATCCGCAAGTTGAAAATGGCGCAGGATAAAAAAGACGGCAAAGACAGCGGCGATGACGAAGCATCCCTAGAGGATATGCACCAGCGCCTTGTTGAGACAGCAATCCCGCTTGTGATCGGGTTTAAGAATATCAATCGCGGCGACAAGCCTGCAAAGGCACCAGCGGACGTAGAATGGTTCCTAAACTTGCAGCTAATCAACGGCGTTGAGGGCGAGCGTTCGTTTGTTGAGCAGGTCGCTAATCACGCCACAAAGCGTTCCAATTTTTTGGGAAACGCCTAAGTCAGCTTGAACTTGCGGCGGCACAGATCGGGCATCTTAATAGCAAGCCCGATCACTGGACCGAAACCCGCGTTGAAAAGCTGATCGCGCAAAAGCGGCAGGTGCCTATGGTGCCTGTCAATGAAGGCCAGTATTTGCTTGATGCGCTTTTTGAAGTTGGACCCAGCGCAACGGCTGGCATGGGCGCGGAAATTCCTGTATCATGGTCTGAAGTTTGGGCATATGCCCAGGCTACGCAAAACCTGTCGGACCCGTGGGAATTTCGTGGTATTATGCAAATGTCGAAAGCGTTTGTAAAAGCTCGGCGAGATGGTGAAAGCGTGTTTGCAATTCCGCCAATTGAGCAAGTGATCAATGACTGACATTGAACCTTGGGAGGCCAAGCTCTTGCGCAAAATGTCAGAGGCGTTTGTCTCTGGCATGAACGAAGGCACAAGCCCGTTTTCAATACCGCCAGCCGACCGCAAGTCTGCACAATAAACGGACCTCCCTGACCGGTGGGCCGCAAATATTTCAAGGATTAAAACATGGCAGACTTTGCAAACCTTGTCGTTGGTCTTGACACCTCTGCTCTAAAGCGTGGCGAGCGTGACATTCAGAGCTTTGGCGGGTCCGCTAAGAAAAGTTTTAATGCTGTCGCATTGGCAGCAGGCGCTGCGCTGGGGGCTTTTGTTTCGCTTGGCAGCGCGGTGCGCATCATTGCTGATTTTGAATCAAGCATTTCCCGGCTTGGAGCTGTAAGCCGCGCCACGGGTTCAGAGCTTAAATCCCTGCGCGACATTGCAAAAGAGCTTGGATCAACAACAGAGTTCAGCGCAAGCCAAGCCGCAGACGGCCTTAACTTTTTGGCCATGGCCGGGTTCAATGCAGCGGAGGCCATGGCGGCAATTCCGGCTGTTTTAGATTTGGCAACGGCGTCACAAATGGGCCTGGCTGAAGCGGCTGACACCGCTTCAAACATCATGTCGGGGTTTGGAATTTCTGCCAACAACGCCGCGCAAGTTGCCGACGTTCTGGCCGCCGCGTCTACAAGGGCAAACACAACTGTCGGGCAGCTTGGGTCTGCAATGTCTACCGTTGCACCTATTGCAAAAGCACTTGACATGAGTCTTTCCGACACGGCAGCCGCTATTGGCGTTTTGTCCGATGCCGGTATTCAAGGCGAGCGCGCAGGAACCGCCTTGCGTGGCGTCTTGGCGTCTTTGGCTGGACCTGGTTCAGAGGCTAAAAAGGTGCTCAAGGGCCTTGTCTTGACTCTTGCTGATGTTGACCCCGCCGCAAACGATCTTAGCGTTGTGATGGCACGACTAGGCGCGGCAGGACTTTCCACAGCGGACGCAATGACGTTGTTCGGACGCGAAGCAGCTTCCGGTGCTTTGGTTCTTATTGACGGGGCCAATCGCGTTGGCGAGTTTGGTGACGAACTTGACCGCGTAGACGGTGCGGCAAAGACAATGGCTGCAACCATGCGCGACAACTTGGGCGGCGATTTAAAAGGCGTAATTTCTGCGGCAGAAGGCCTGGCAATTGCATTAGGCGACGCTGGCTTGACAGCTGTAATTCGCGCTGTTGTCCAATCCATAACAGGACTAGTTCGCGGTCTAACCGCTGTTGCAGAAAATGCAAAAATTCTAGGCGTTGTAATTTTGACTCTTGCCGCCACGCAAATCCCAGCGCTGGTTACGGGCTTTGTCGCGCTGACTGCAGGCATGACTGCAACAGGCATTGCTACAACTATATTCACGTCCATAGTCACAGCGGCGCGGATTGCTCTTATCGCACTTGGAGGGCCGCTGGGTCTTGTCTATGGCATATTGGGCGCGGGCGCTACGGCGTGGGTTCTATGGGGTGATAACGCAAAAGAAGGCGAAACAGCGGCTTATGACGCGGCGCTTGGGACTAAAGAATTAAATTCGGCACTTCGAAAGTTTTCGCAAGATGTAACACCCGCAGCGGCGGCTTCTGCCATTGATATGGCAAACTCGAACCACGAACTTGCAAAGTCTGCTTTTGATGCGGCACGCGGAGAACTGGCAAAAGCGCGAGCTGTTGCAACAGCCGGAAATGCCTTGCTTGACGCAAATCCATTAACTGCAGGCGGGGATTCTGGATACTCAATTGCAATGGCTCAAAATGCGGCAACCGCATTGGCGCAAGTCTCAGAAGCCGAGCGCCAATTGGCATTGGCTGAAGGTGAACGAAAGCGAGCGGTAACAATGGTTACTGGCGCACTTTCTGAGCAAATGACGCAAACGATTGCAACAACATCTGCAAATAGCAAATTGGAAATTAGTCTTGACGCTAGCGTGTCGGGGCTTTCCAATGTTAGCGCTGGAGCTGTCGCCGCAGCAAGCTCAATTGAGGAGTTGACCCCAGCACTGACAGACGCAGAGAAAGCAGCGCAAAGCTACGCTAGCACCATGCAGGGGTTTGTCGTGGATGGCATCGGAAAGGCCGTGGACAACATGGTTGACGGCTTTACTGGCGGCTTGAAGTCGATCAAGGATATATTTGTTTCCACGATAAAGCAGATGATTGCCTTTGCGATCAAGAACAAGATCATGCTGTCGCTGGGCATGGGCGGAAGCGCGATGGGAACTGCGGCATCTGCGGCCACTGGCGGCGCTGGTATGCTTGGCAGTATAGGTTCCTTCGCAGGAAGCATTGGTACCGGCGCATCGGTCACAATGAATGGATTAATGACTGGTGGCGGCTTTAGTCCGATGATGGGTGCTATTAGAGGCGGGCTTGGGGCCGGTGGCGCGGCAGGCATTGGCACGGCTATCGGCGCAGCGCTTCCCGTGATTGGCGCTGTCGTTGCTGGACTGACCTTGCTTTCGTCTATCGGTGCCAAGCGTGCAGCCAAGCGACTTGAGGCGGCAACTAATGCCAACAATGCTGCGCTGGAAAATGTTGAGAAAGAGCATAACGCGCGCGTTTTGGAAATGACGACACGGCTGCAAGCCAATGCAGATGCTACGCAAGCCCTGATCCAGTCGTTGCAAACGCTGGCCGAGATGGAACAAGAGCGCGAACAGGCCGCGCGGGCAATCCTTAATGAGCGTGCCAACCTTGAAATTGAATTGCTGCGCCTGCAAAACGACACGGTTGCTTTGCGCGAGCGTGAGATTGCCGCGACAGAGCCGGTCAACCGCCAGCTTCGCCGCTTTATCTTGGCAATGGGTGATGCGGCAGAAGCGATCGAGGCACAGCGTCGTGCCGTTGAAGGGCTGGCAAGCGCAGGTCGGGGTATTGTTGAATTTGTGCGGGGCATAACTGGTCAGGCACAGCTTTCGTTCCGTCAGGACTTGGCGCTAGCGCAGGGCGGCGATGTGGGGGCCTCTGGACGTATCACTGAGTCAGCACAGGGCGCGATTGACCAAGCTCGCTCACAGGCCCGCACGGGGCTTGAGGTGGACCGTTTTATTGCGCAAACTGCAACAAGCCTGTTGGCATTGCCCGCAGTGGCAACATTTGAGGAAATGCAGATTGATCTGCTTGATGAAATCAGCAGCGGCATTGGCGATCTGACAAAGCTGCAAAGCGACACGCAGCAAAAGATGATGCGAGCAATTAATGATGGGTTCTTTACCATCGACAGCAACCTTGATGGCAAGCTGACGTTTGCAGAGTTGCAGCGCGGGCTGGGAGATATTGCAACCGATCAAGAATTGCGTGCAATATTTGGTTTGCTAGACAAAAACCAAGACGGCGTTATTGACCAATTTGAAAAAATTATTAGCGGGCAAGACGTAAACAACAATAGTCTCGCATCCGTAATTAAAAATGGTTTTGGTCTGCTTGATACAAACCTTGACGGCAAATTGACGTTTGACGAACTGAAGCGCGGGCTGGGGCATATTGCAACCGATAAAGAATTGCGTGCAATATTTGGTTTGGTAGACAAAAACCAAGACAGCGTTATTGACCAATTTGAAAAAATTATTAGCGGGCAAGACGTAAATAACAATAGTCTTGCATCCGTAATCAAAAATGGTTTTGGTCTTCTAGATAGCAACCTTGATGGCAAATTGACGTTTGCAGAGTTGCAGCGCGGGCTGGGGCATATTGCTACTGATGCTCAACTGCGATCTGT